CATGACAGTCATGTTCTTGGAACTTAACTCCATCATAAGTCACAGTGACGTTCTTATATGCATTGTTCCAATCTTGCACAGTAGCGTCATCAATAGATGAACGAGGGTTGAAGTCCTCAGTGACTCCTTCACCATCAACGAAAGAATCCCATCCTTGTTCACTATACCCATCTTCAGGCACAATGTCAAGAATATGTCCCTCTTTAATATGATAACCAACTGCCTTCAAATATGAAGTGAATGCATCACACATCTCATCAAGTGATGCATCTTCATGAAGAACAAATTCAATGTTCTCCACTGCCGTAAACTCTTTATGAGTATCAGCGGTTTCGCAAATAAATTTATGCATTACAAAGTCTCCATTAGGGGAAAGATTTTATTGATTGCCAACGCACATGCCTTTGCAATCTCCATGTGTTCTTTTTGCGTTCCATTTGCAGAACGTAGTTCAATGTAGTGAACCCAAGAACGAATTGTGCCATTCATATACAGACGAGTCTTTGTGTTACCCTCTGGTAGAACCGCACGTGCTTGCTCTTTAGCAATGCCATTGTCGATAGCCCATTCGTAGGTGCGCTTTGCTAAATCAATAACTTCTTGCTGCGCTTCTACCCAAGTATCTGCAATGATACGATGTGTTGCATCTTCATCTGACATCTCAATAGAGTTCTGTCGATTCTTTGTGTCTTGCAAACGTGCTTCACGAATTACAAACTGATCTCCAAACTCTGCTGGGTCAGCATAACGTTGTGAAAACTCTTGGAAACTGAAACTACGGTGTCGCACAATCTGGTGTGCAATATCACGAGTCGTATCAATCTCTAAGCAAGCACTAGCCATCTCGAGCGGCGACCAGTGTTGGTGTTTGATAAGATATCGGATGAGTTTTTCGGACGTTTCGTGGTTAATCTGGTTCGATGGATTGGAGACACGGGCGCAATACGCCACGAGTTCTTGGATATCATCACCGACATAGAGTTCTCCTTCTACTGGTTGACTGTAACTAATCAGTCTTACTTGTGTCATTATCTTCCTCTTTCTTTTTCAATGAATAACCACCACTAGGCAGTTCTTCCCAAATTACAGTATCACCTTCATCCCATCCCACTTGGTTCAAACAATCTGGGGGGAACTCAATATATAGTTCCTTGGTTTTACCGTCTTGTTGAACTTCTACAATCCAACTATTTTCGCCTGTTTTTTTGTAGTTCATATCTTTTTCCTGGCGGTGAGGGAGAGATTCGAACTCTCGGAAGACTTTCACCTTCGCTGGTTTTCAAGACCAGTGCATTAAACCACTCTGCCACCTCACCCAAATTTAAATGAGTAGTTTCACATCATACTCAGGATGGCCCACTCCTGTGACACCATCTGTTCAATTATTTTGTAAGGGGAACAGAACCCTTAACTTGGTGCCCGTAGAGGGACTTGAACCCCCACATCTTGCGATACCAGAACCTAAATCTGGCGTGTCTACCAATTCCACCACACGGGCAATCCATTAACCTCTACGATTATGACGAGGACGGAAATTTGCGTTTCGATTTGAAACTTCCGACAAACGCTTCGAAAGGTCTTGATCACGCTTCACGAGTTCAGCGTTATCAAACTCCAGAGTCTTGATTCGTGCATTTGCATCTGCAAGTTTAGCACGATAGAAGTCTCTTTCCCTTACTAGGTCGTTCTGATCTACTGTTTGCATCAGAATGTCTCCTTAACAAGTTTGAGTAGTTGAGTTTTACACTTCTGCTTATCGAAAGACAGAAATGCGCCGTATTTGACTATAAGTCTTCTATTGTCTGGCCATACTAGATCATGTTTCAAATCCTCATCAAACTGTTTTACATAATTCAGTAACCCTTGTAGGATTACCATCGACTCTAGTGAAATCCTCTTAGCGAGGAAGTTCTTTAATAATACTGGATGTTGTCCCGAATTGCAAGAGAAAATTTCATCAAATTCGCTAATTTGTGAAAATAAAAATGACATGTCGTTGATGAAGTTATAGGTTAGGGACTGTTTGTGTTTCATCCACTTGTTGTAGTTGTCTTCGTTAAAGTCACCAAGCCAACCTTTGGGACTGCACACAAAGTTACTAATAAAGTAATCTTGTGTAGACACACCATACTTCCTTGCAACTTTNGCAAAGAAGTTTCTGTCTCTACGTTTTAGGAAGGATGATTTGGATGCAGAAGTNTTGCCACCATAACGTGTATAGTCATAGTCAGTTGTGAAGTGTAACTTCAGTCCAAGATACATTCGATATGCATCAAATGCTTCCATAATATAATTACCTCTTATACAGGTAGGGTTGCCACTCTGGGTAGGAAATTCAGTTCTCTAGCGTCTGCCTCAATCTTTTCTTTGAGGGGTTTAGAGATTAGTGGGGCGATGGCATCAGGTTCCATCTCATGTTTTTCACAATAGTCTAGAATAGCTTCCATATACGAAACTGCACCTTTACCGTCTATCACCATCTCTTCGATTTTCATTGCAAATTTTTTCGGTGTCATCACTGCTAGTTCTTCTAGGTTGTTCATTATATTCCTTTCATTGTGATAGAGGGAGCGCTAGCACTCCCCCTATCGGCTATTAAGCAGAGCACTCAAATATTACGAGTGTTGCACTTAGTCCTTATTGGAAACGAAAGAATACATTTCCTTCGCCTTTTCCATAAGGTCTTCCATTGAATATGGAACCATTGCTGCTTGAAGTTCTTCAACAGACTTCTTACCTTCATCAAAGAGTTTACGAGTAAACTCAATGTTCATGTGGTATTGTTGATCCATATAGTCCTTTGCCATTGCTAGCATTTCAGAACGAATTTCAAATGGGTTTTTATTAGACATAACTTTTCTCCTGTGTGTCTGTGTGTTAAAGTGAGCAGTTTAGGGACATACTCAGGTCACGATCCCAAGGTAAGGGATTTTGTTGGGGTATTCTGTTACGAGGAACCCCGAAACCCTAGTCAGCGATTAGGCTGCCAATGCGTAAGTGCTATCGTTTGCAGTTACTTTTTGTGCTTCTTCGGCCGAGAACTCCCAACCCTAACGTCTTCTGCGTTGACGATTCTCCGTATCTCTAATCATTAGCCTGTCGAACCTATTCACCCCCATCATAGATACACCACGTTCTTCCCCTACTATTTCACCTTTCGGTCTACTCTCTCAGAGTTGTAGGTGTATCTATGGTGGAGGTGGTGGGAATCGCACCCACGTCCAAACTACCTTTCGATCAACATCATCGAATACTTTATTTATACACCATCACAGTGTATTTGTCAATACTAAATTCCAGTATCTTGTAACACTGGGCCCATTTCTTTTCCTACAGAAACAACACACCCAATGTCTTCACCCATTCTAAACACCACACTAAACTCATATGTTTTTGGATTTACAAATACATAGAATCCATGTGATGCAATCTCAAGTTTACTTGATTCCATATTCAATAGATTGGATGCACCGTTACCAGAGATAAATGGCAGTTCTCCATGTTTCTCAACCAACTGTTCTTTCAGTTCGTCAAATTTGAAACATGGAAAGGAACCAGTAATTCTTCCTAGTTCCTCTGCCGCATATGCACTATGAGGTAAGAGACTCAGACTCAGTAATAACGCCAGTTTGTTCATCACTTTCTTTTTCCCATTCAGAGACAAACTGTTCAATGGTTTCGACAAGTAAGGGAAGATACTCATGTTTCTTCTTCACAAACTCTTGAACCTGTCCATCTTCGGTTACAACCAGAATTACAATCTGTTCGATTTCAATTCCAGTTCGTTCTTCAAACATCTCTGCATATGCAGCTGCCTGAATATAGTATGACTCATTGTATTCATCATTACGTTGAGAACGTGAAGTCTTGAAGTCAATGATTGAAGGAACACCGTTGTATTCTGCAATGCAGTCTACACGTCCTGCCACCTTATACTTGTCACTCCACAGTCCTGCTTCTTGAGCAAAGATGTTATCAATGCGATCTTCTAGAACTGGTTTTAGTTGTGAGAACAAACACCAAGGCAGAAACTCATGATTCTCCTTAACTACTTCTTCATTGTTCAAAAAGTCTTCACACATCTTGTGGACTTTTGTTCCACGAGTTGCGGCAGTTCGAGCAATATAGTTCGCAACATCTTCACCTACACGTTTACGCCATTCTGCAAGTCCTTCACGTTTACGAACATTCAGAACTGTAGTAATAGATGGATACAAACCATCTGGCGTGACATAGAAACGCTTACGATTTACGTTCTTTGTCTTGACTTCTGGGATAACTACCCCAATATGATTAAACATAATATTTCACCTTTTCTAGTTTTTCATTCTATATTATAATTGGATCTGGGCCATTTGTCAATAGATTTATCCCACACCCATTTTGATTTTATTAATGATGTATTCTTTCACAAAACCAGAACGAACAATGTCACCAATATTGAATTCGATATTCTCAAAGGCATCCATCTGTTCTAAGATTTGCATGAACTTCATCATACCTTCTTTTTCATATTGCTTCTGCAAGTCTGTCTGCATGAAGTCACCACAGAAGATAATCTTAGAGTCCTGTCCCACACGAGTTGTTATCGAATCAAGTTCATGGAAGTTCAAGTTCTGACACTCATCTACAATGATGATAGCATTGTCTAGTGTGATACCACGCAAGAACGATGTAGTGAGAAACATCAAAGAACCTTGATTCTTTAGACGATCATAGAGGCCAGAGAATGCAATCTCATTAGGCATCTCAAACATAAACTTCACCATGTTCTGATATGGAACTTGGAACAATGCAGTCTTGTCTTCTTCATCGCCAGGCAAGAAACCAATCTCACGAGTTGGAACTGCACTGCGAACTAGGTAAACCGTATCATAGGGAGTTTCGTTTCGTAGAACTTCCTGTAGTGCATTATAAAGTGAAATGAAAGTTTTACCAGTTCCCGCTGCACCGTAAAGGAAAAGGTTCTTACCCTGTTTGTATGCATCAAACGCTTTCTTTTGATTATCTGTGATTGGTTTCACCGAAACCATTTGATCCATACGAATATCTTTTGACTTACCCATTATTAATTGCTACTCCATTTTTTTCTGTGTTTATTAACTACTTCTTGCGTCTTAATATCTTTAGCAGACTTTTTACCATACCGTTCACCAAGTGGACTGTTGGGATGTGCCTCTGCAGCCTTGGAAAGAACCTCTTTGAATCCATTGTCGGTTTTGATACCGCCCCGACCACTGATTACCATAGGAGCGCCAGTAATAAGTTGGTTCATATGTGGATTGTCTTTTACGAACTCATCCCTTTCGGATATTCGCATTGTCATTTCATAAACTTCACCAGTATTGGTGTCTTCAAAAGTATAATTAGGCATTATTTTTTCTCATTAAGTTTTTGTCGGAGTATATGAATTTCTTCATTCAACTCTTTTATACGAACCATCAGTTGATGATTCATTTTCTGCATTTCTGCAAGTTCTTTTTTATACATGTCTTCCATAGTTATATACTGCTCTGTAACCATGTTGGGACTTCCCTTTTGGTGTATTTATTAAAACCACTCTTATACTTTATATAGTAGTTTCGATAAGCACTACGAGAGTCACCATCAATCTTTACATCATCAGGCATTGCCTGTGGCGGTTGCGTCTTGTAATCCACTGGAATGTTTTTTGGTGGGTTTTGTATGAACTCTGCATACTTTTCACATGCATGACGTTTACCATAACGATAGGTATACTCACGACACAATGCCCGCCACATGTAATACAACCAAGTATAGTTGTTGTTACTAGAACGAGTCCAGATGTTGGAAGGATGGTTGACATGTGATGCCTTCATCAATCCCTCTTCACGTTCATCATCTAGACGCCAACGTTTNATCTTACGGCCGTTTTTAGTGAGTCCATAATACATCTCACCATCCAATACACGATGTGCAGTAGACATGAGTTGTGCATACTCAATAATCATTTTGACAACATGTTTGTCATTGTGCATTTGTGCCGCAGTGACAGGGTTCGAATCTAGATAGAATACGTTCATCAGTCCCACCTGTAAAATATGTGATCCTCAATCTCAATCGTCTTCTCTTTTGATGAGGCCCACGAGGGGTTTACATAATCAGCATGATAGTGGGTTGCACCATCAGTGATATCCATTACTTGTATGTTACCATAAACAATGTCATAACTCAAGTCATAAATGTTCTGAAATGTAGTCATGTCTTGTGGTGTGTCATCTTTACCATCACAATACCAACTGAACTGACAACGATGGCGAACTGGAATCATTTCACCAGTTCCCTTCCAAGATGGACGCTGAGGCCCCTCTTTGACAACACCACAGATTGTCTCTGGGAACCGACTATCGTTCACACGATTGATAGTAACTGCGGCAACAGCAAGTTGTCCCGCTGTCCCTTGATTTCGTGCCTCATGGTAGATGTTATCTGCAAGACACATAGTCTCTTCTAGCATATACATATCAACCTCACCAAGTGAGGCATCTGGTGTATTTACTGCGAGGAATGAAAGTAACAGAGTCTCAAACATCAGAAGGGAATCTCATCGTTCAGTTCTTCTACAAGAGACTGACGATACGCCATCTCTTCTTCCATATAGTTAGGTTCACATGGGCCTTCACGTCCCATCAGAACATCCTCTGCATACTCACCAAAAGAAATACCATACTTCTCTTTTGCTTTCATAACAATAGTAGGATAAGTCTCAGTCAACTGTCCTTCCTTGTCATAGAAACCATAGACGAATTCTTCAACGTCCATCAACATTGCACTTACTTTTCCCATTATAACACCTCATCCACTTGACGTAAGAAAGAACTGATAGGCATATCTTTCACTGCACCATCAGAGTATTGAACCGTTACAAAGTCTTCATTGTAAGGGCCTGATAGTTGGTCGATAACCTCAGCAGTCAACTTCACCCAACTATCCTCAATCAAATCAAAGGTAGACACCTTGAACTTTTTACCATAGATAATCATTATACAATCTCCTTGAAACCAAAAGCTGCCACACGATACTTCTTGTTACCGAGCAATATCTGGTCATTCATTGAAGTAGAGCGCAAACCATATTCAACTCCATTCTTTACTGGAAGTGTTGCCATCACAGTAACGTCTTCAGAGTAGTCTTCGTTAGGCATCTCTTTGCCTTCCCACTTGATAGTAGGGCCTTTACTCCAAGAACCTTGAATGTTGTTGGTTCGCATGTATGCATATTCTAGAGCATCTGTTCCTTCACGATCACCAACATCTACAAACGCAACTGTGCGAGGTGAGTCTTCAAAGGCAGTGTGGATTACAGCAACTTGATTCATAATATATTCTCTCTTTCTGATCTCTTACATAGCTAATATATCACCGTGTCAATATATTGTCAACGGTTTTTGTAATATTTTTCATAAATTATTTTAATTTTGTTTAATTCGGGATGTCTGTGTATCCACTGTCCAGTAGAAGGGTCAAACTCCGTCTTGAAGAAAGCATCCATTTTTATGTTACCTGTTGTTTTAGTAACATCTATATGTTTACACATTTCATCAAAATCTGCATCAGACATAATCGAATCATCTTCTATCTCATAGGCATAAGCCGCAACAGACAATTTGATTCTATTTCTTATTTCTTGGTTTATCATAGTATATCTGCATCCCAAACCATCTGTGCCAACTTGTCCTGTAGACGATAGGCTTCCTTTTCCCAAGGAAGTTCCCAATAGTTGGTTCCCTCTTTGACTTTCGCTTTCTTCCAACGATTACTATACCCATCCATTTCGTTGCGAGCATACTGCTTAACGTGAACCATCTCATGGGTGAGTGTGGTAATAAAATCTTTGAGGGTTAGTTCACGACTAATCTCAATCTCAAACTCACGGTTAGTGTCTTCCATCATACAGTAACCAACGGCATCACCCTTGATTTTCTTGATGTTGACAGTGATTTCTAGAGTTCGAAAGCGAGGTAACAGTTCTTTGATACAGAAACCGACTACCTTCTCGGCAATCTCTCTCTGGAACTTGTTACCACCGTTGACTTGAATATAGTTCATATTTGTCTCTCTTTTCTCAATCTATACCTATATTATACATGTTCTGAGAACAAAGTCAAGCGTTTTTAGCTAAAAAAAAGCCCTTGAGAATCAAGGGCTTATCTAAGAAGTAGAAAAAAATGGAGCGGTTGGGTAGGAATCGCACCTCCATCTGTTATCGGGAAGATAACTGTAATACTTTTATACTACAACCGCAGTGAGATGGTGAAGTCAACTAGTGAGAGAGAGAGTTGAGAGAGAGGCGTTGCCCTCACCATCTTTTATTATAGTAACCCATAAGCTACTAATAGTCAAGAACTTTTTAAAATTAATCTTCAAAAAGTTTAGCAAGTGTGGCAGGGCCTGCAATACCATCTGCAACCAAACCGTTTGCAGCTTGCCACTCTTTCAATGCACGTTCTGTGCCTGGGCCAAAGTCACCATCGGCACCAATACCCAATGCTTCTTGCATCAGTTTGACGCCTTCACCTTTACACCCTTTGCGTAGAACGCCGATATCATCTAGAATATCTTCAATGTCACCATCGTCTGCACCCAAGTCTTCGACACTCATGCCTAGGACTTCCATTGCATGAGTGTAGCGTTTCTGACGATCTTCTAGTCCGATGTTGCCACCGTTAATCTTCTTAGTCATCTTCACAACGTTGTCTGTGTCTGCAATATCGTTTAGATTGTTTGCATCCCAAAACCAACATGCAGACTCAATCGCACCCGCCGGAGTTGCAACATACTCTGCCGCTTCTTCGGCAGTCATATCAACTGACTTACCGAAACGAGTGTAGTTGTCACGCCCTGTCAACTGTTTCAGGCCACGGCCACGAAAACGCCAACCGTCACCCTCTTCAGTGTTGCCCATCTTATACTTACGATACTCATCGTTGTATACACGATTGGCAATCATCTCTGGATTACGGGCATACTCATCTGCATCTGCCTTTGGGGGTTCGCCAAAGTAACGTCCAAAGACTGAACGTAGTGCCTTTGCAGAATAGTTTAGGTTTTCTTCTAGTCGTTTGAAACCACCAGACTCATGAGCGCACTGACTTAGAAAGTGTGCAACTCTACGTTCTGTTGTGATACCATATTTTGGTAGTAGTTCGCATAGTGCATCATACCAATCATCTGCATCAGCAGAAATGATTTCCTGTAGATGTTCCTTAGTGAAATCAAATTCGAAACTCATTGTTTATCCTCTATTAAAAGTTGAACCCAACCATGTGATAATGGTATCTGGGTCAGTGGTTACATATGGATCGTCTTGAGCGTTATCTGTTCGGCCAGGTTCTTCCCAAAACTCTTCAATCTTGCCATCGTTCACAACCATAGCATAACGCCAAGAGCGCATACCAAACCCAAGATTGCTCTTATCGACAAGCATACCCATTTGTCTTGTAAACTCGCCGTTACCGTCTGGTATAAACTTAATATTCTTGACACCTTGATCGATCATCCATTTACGCATAGTGAACGTATCATTCACTGAGATAACATAGATTTCATCAATACCATAGTCTTTACGAATTTCCCAATACCGTTCTTCAAATCCAGGCACTTGCATGGTTGAACAGGTTGGAGTGAAGGCGCCCGGCAGTGAGAACACCACCACACGTTTGCCTCCGAAAATATCTTGTGTGGTTACATCTTTCCAATCAAAAGGATTCAGTCCACCGTTTGTCTTGTCTACATGGCAAATTTCTTCACCGTCTGTGCGAACACGATATTTAAATGTCACACTGGGGACGATCACGCCCTCTTTCATAATTTAACTCCTAGTATAGTTATCGTTCCAACCGAACGCTTCTTTCACAACTGCCGCAGACAATCCTTTGTATACTTGATGCAGTTTCTTGTCTTTGGCAGCAACAATTAAGTCTGCCTCTGACTTGTGCAAACCTTCCAACATCTGGATGAACATGTTTTCACGTTTTGCCTGAGGGAGTCTGTCATCGCCACCTTTGACAAAACGATACAGTTTCCTAGACTCACGGCGTAGGACTGTATGTTCTGTTCCTTCAACTGATTCGTTTGCCTTGTATGGAACGTCCCCTTCTGGGAGCAACCATTCAATGTTGGGGTCGAATGATGATTTAAGAATCATTCGTAGTGGTTCACTATCATATTGACGTAGAAGTTCTACCTTCTTTGCCTTAGTCTTTGCATTGTGAACCTTTTTTAAAACCTCACTCAATAGAGGTGTGTATGTGTCTTTTACCATTTTAAAAGTCTCCGATATCATTCATGAGATTTTTCAATCTCTTCTGTATGAAATAATTTAGTAGTTTGTTTCTGTCGCCTTTTGGGGGTTTCCTGTATTCTTCCAGAATCGCCACCTTCAAGTCACTTGGAATATAATCCAAATCAATCAATGTTTTGTTTCGCTGATAATTTCTTAACATCTCCTCTGTGCAAAAATCTTCTGGTTCAAGAGTAATCCATGTTTCCAGTTTCTTCTTGGCCAGTGGTTTCTGTCGCAAATCATCTGCGAATGTATTGTCTGGTGACAAGAAGTTAGGAATACCGTCACTTCTATCGCCCTTCAATACATGTTCCTTAATATATAGTGTCGGGTCTTGGCCGTTCACAAACTTCTTCAACACTGGACTGTATTGTTTTACAAAACTGTGTTTCTGAAGTTGGATGAAGTCCTTGTCGCCTGACAATATAAGAACAGATTCAAACTCATTTGGAGTCTCTGCAATGTGTTGCACAATAGATGCAATGCAATCATCTGCCTCTGCACCTTCTACTTCAACTACCTTGTAGGGGAATGTCTCTTTGATTTCGTCACGAATGTTATTCAGTGTATCAAAGATTAAAGGCCAATCTAGTCCAGACTTTTCCCTGTCCTTCTTACGATTGGATTTGTAATTGGGGAAGTATTCTCTTCTCCAATATTTTTTGCTATCATAACATAGAACTAGTTCACCATATTCTTCACTGAACTTACTTCGATAAGCACGAAGCGAGTTCAGAACCATATGACGAACTAGATTTTCATCTACATCATTCTGTCTACGAGAACCAATTTGCATCATCAGATTACTGATGGTGACTTGGTTCATGTCAACTAATATCATCTTATAATCATCCTATATTTTCCAATAATATATATTACCCCATATATTACTAGTTGTCAATAGATTATTGGTCGGAGTAGATGGATTCGAACCACCGACATCTACGTCCCAAACGTAGCGGTCTACCAGACTGACCTATACTCCGAAATTGGCTGCCCGAGCAGGACTCGAACCTGCGACCAAAAGATTAACAGTCTTCTGCTCTACCAACTGAGCTATCAGGCAATATTTGGAGCGGGCAAGGAGAATCGAACTCCTAGCATCAGATTGGAAATCTGAGGTATTACCATTATACGATGCCCGCAAATTTTGGTGCCGGTGAAAGGAATCGAACCTCCAACCTACTGATTACAAATCAGTTGCTCTACCGTTGAGCCACACCGGCATTAACTTTCTTCCATCTCCGTTGTCCACTCACATTGAATGTCTGGATACCAAACACCAACTGAACGTTTAGGAGTTCCGTCTGGATAGTATGCCATTACTAAACAGACTTGTTTACATTTGTTTTGTTGATACTCACCCCAAAATAAATCTAGGTAAGTTCCGCTTTTCAAGTAGTTTTCAAGATTACGAATATAACCTTCGATGTTTGCTACCTTTGCAATTGCACCCTTGACGTTTGCCCGAGCATTACGTTTCTCTGCACTTAACAAATCTTTCTGAGTCTTAATCCATTGTTTCACTTTGAGGTGATGCCATGGATGATCCTCTGAATGTTTCAATACATCTGGGTGAACAGACTTGTATTCTGGGGGGTTTTCTTTTAGACGTTTCTCACGAGCAAGACGCAATCGTTCTGCCGCTGCTGCCTTCTGTTCAGGCGACATAGGTTTCCTACGTTTACGTTGTTTAGGGAGAGTTGCATCATTCTCACGTTTAACTCTTGCCATGATAATACCATCCTATTTAATAACCAAGTTCTTCTTTACGTTTCTGCATCTTTCGTTTGTATCTACGAGTTGCAGATGCCTTTGCTTTTCTGCGTTTGGTTCCTTTACTTTCGTAAAAGGTTCTTTCACGCATCTCTTGGAAGAAACCATCTGCAATGAGTTTCTTCTTTAAAATTCTGATTGCCTTGTCCACATTACCATTGCGAACTTCGACAGTCATTCCATCCTTTTGTCTTTCTTTATTATATTTATTAGGTTTCATTATCTTCCTATAATTGGCCTCCCCCACAGGATTCGAACCTGTAACCTACGGCTTAGAAGGCCGTTGCTCTATCCTGTTGAGCTAGGGAGAGATTAACTCAACGGTTTACTTATTAAACTTCACACGATACATACGTCCTTCGTGATAGAACGTAACAACACTGTGCGAGTAAACCTCTTTTGTTTCTGTGGTATATGTAGTCTTATTCTGACAACGAGTTTCTTGACGATAACCGATGATTTGTTGTTCACCGTTCTTACCACCAATGATAGCGCCTGCCATCGCACCTACACCAGTTGCAGCTTCCTTACCGCCACCTTTACCGATTTGGTTTCCAAGAATACCACCAATCAAACCACCGACAATTGCACCACCTTGGTCAAACTTCTTCTCACCATAG